GACGAAGGCGGTCAATGGTTCCAGATCACCCTTCTGGGCGGCTTGGGCTTGCTTCCGCACGATGCAAGGTTCACTCGTCAGTTCGATGCCCGGCTGTTACCAGCCCGGCGATGGGAAGTGCGCGGCGAGCTGGAAATCCGCGAACGCCCGACCCTGGACGAGGGCGCACTCAACCTGTTGTTGGAACTCAATGCGGAAGACATCTTTGCGATTGGCCGCGAACTCCATCCGCTGGTGCACAAAACCTTACCTGCGCGGCTGCCTGCCGCTATTCCAATTTGAAGGACATCAATGAGTCTGCAAACCGATCTACACAATGCCGTCACGCAAGTTGCGGCCGACAGCACGCTATTGCATAACGTGGTTCACGGCTCAGCCACAGAGACGGTCTCCACCGAAGGTGGCGAGGTAAGTACCGTGGCCAAGCTACTCCACGATGCCGATATTCGCATCAACGTCGCATCAGACGGCATCTTCGCGCAAAGCCAAGCGCAAGCTCAAGACTCACTGGTATCTGCTGAATTGGCCTCGGATGAGGCCGACCGGGCACAGCACGCCGCAACCCAAGGCGTGGCGGACACCACAGCTGTTCTTCAGCAAGTCCAGATTAGCGGCAATCAGATCCTGCTTGACGCCGAAGCGGTGTTGCAGCAGGTGATGACGCGTTTGCATGCTGTTGGCCTCCCCGATGTGTTGAGCGGTGCTCGCGGCATGCTCTTGAAAGTCAAGGCCGATGAATCCGGGTACGAGTTGGTGAACACCGCTGCTTTGCCGAAGTTTTACGGATTCCAGTTGTCGGATGACGGATCGGAGTTGCTTCTTACGCAAGGGCGTGAAGATACATTTGATGTCATACCTTTTTCATCATGGATGGTCGGTGAAGGACTGACTTTTTCTGTCCAGCGCAATGGTTTGGAGATGGCGCTATGAGTATGAACATCGAGTCGCTAGGCTATCGCTGGAAAGGAATTTATTCCCCCTACCTTGCCTACCAGGAGCGCGATGTCGTCTTCAAGGATGGCGGCGCATATGTGATTCGCGGTGGTACGCCCCAGCCTTTTGCCTTGGGGCAGCAGGACGTGATTGTCAAAGGGCAACTCCTCACCGGAGGGGTGTCCGTCGGCGGCAATGCCGGAATGGTTCTGCATTCCAATGGCCCGACGAGCATGGAGTTTCGCTTCATGCAGGAGCGCAATGGGACCATAGCGATCAGGCTGATGGACACGCTCAACTGTGGTGCTTATACGGCCAGTAGCTACTACATGATGGCCATCATGAACGGTGGCGATGTGCGGGGCTGGGGTAACGCATCTGGGGGGCGGCTGGGCTGTGGTGCAGGTGACTTCGCTCGTGCCAAGCCAGCACGGGTGGCTTTTTTGCCGGGCACGCCCCGTATCGTTTCCGTGAAATCCAATTGGCTCGATACCTTTTACATCGACGAAAACGGTGGGTTGTGGCACTCGGGACCCAACAGCGAAAACGCGTCTGGCACCAATTCCCCAAACTCCATTCCCCGCAAGCTCAACGGTTTGGGAGACCTTGGTTCCACCACGCGGGTGGTCAAGGTGTTCACGGGTTACGACTACTACGGTTGCCAGCACCAGGGCTGTATCGACAGCAATGGGCTGGTGTACATGTGGGGGTTGAACCAATACGGTTGCTGCGGGTGGGGAGATACCAATGGGTCGGTGTATCCCAAGGTGGTGCCGATTAGTCAGCGCTATCCGATGAAAGATGCCTTTGTCAGTGGCGGCACCTATACCGCCACCTATCTGATCGACACCTACGGTCGCCTGTGGACCGCCGGCCAAGGCGGCAGCTCCGGGCACAACTATGACCAGACCTTCCATGCGTTGTTCATGCCTTGGGGTGAAGATAAGCCAGTCAAGACGATCCGCACGTCAGAAACTGATGCCCACTGGGTGGCCGGTGCACAGTATTACCGTCGCTTTGCCGTCGTGCTGGAAAACGGCTCGCTTTATATGTGGGGCGACGACAGCGGTCAGACTAATGGCGGATGGGGCACGGGCTATACCGGGGACATCTGGACGAGTTCAGCGATGTTCCCGTACAAATGCCTCGATGGTGTGCTCGATGCCTTCACTATCTCCGGCGGTTACGCGCGATCCATCGCCCTGATGCAAGACGGTACAGTCAAAGCCACTGGCTACAGCGGCTACAACATCAATGGCAAAAGTGCCGACACCACTACCTGGCAAACGATCGGCGCGGGTTATCTGGAAGGTGTCACCAAGATGCGCTGCCACGGGGCGATGTATGGCGCCACCGCCATGGCACTGCGTTCTGATGGGCGCGCGGTCGGCTGGGGATGCGGAACCAATGGCGCCGTGGGCAACGGCCAGGGCGCGAGTAGCAATTTACCCAATAGTTTTGTGATGCTCGATCGCAAAATCGTCGATTTTTCCAGTAGCGGCTACTGCAGTGCGGGTGACGACATCGTGATGGCGCACCACTTTTTAACCACTGATGGTCGTGTCTACACCACGGGCGCTGCCTCTAACTATATGAATGGCGACCCGCTGGGCAACCCGCGCAATACGCCGAGTCAAATCATTTTTTAAAGGATATCGAGATGGGCACAGTCAGCCTTGGCAAGATCGCGTTCAGCTACAAGGGCAGCTACTCAGGCGCGAGCACGTATTTCCGGCAAGATGTGGTGACCTTCAATGGCGACAGCTATGTTTGCTTGGTCGATAACACGCTAGGCGTGTCTCCACTCAACAATCTCACCAAGTGGCAGTTATTTGCCCAAGGGACTGCCGGTGTTTCCAGTTCTGCTGGCGAGTTGGTCTACAACAGCGGTGGCGCTTTGGCTGCTCTCGCACCGGGCGCGGCGGGACAGGTGCTCACGGTCGGCGCCAACGGCCTACCTGCATGGGGCACGCCCGATGTACGTTCTGGCACCAAGGTCAAGCGGTTGCTGGACAACGCCAGCGGCAAGGTGAACAACCGTCCTTATCGCAAATTTGGCGCGATCATGACCGACAACTCCGTGCGCATGTGGGGCAACAACGACAACTATGTACTGGGCGATGGCAATACCTTTGCCCGTCCCTATCCGGTTCGGGTGGGTTTTGCGCCAGGGTTCGCCGGTGCTGCGAAAGTCTATGTCGATTACAACTACGCAGCCTATTGCATTGACCTCAATGGTCAGCTGTGGTCATGGGGTTACAACGGATATGGCCAACTTGGCCTGAATGACATCATTGACCGCCGCGTCCCCGTGAACGCGAGTCTGGTTACCAGCAGTTCAATTTTTGGTAAGACCGTCATCGATGTCATCGTGGCTGGCGGCGTTGAAGGGTATTGCAGCGTCATGGCGTTGTGCGCAGATGGCACGCTCCACGCCACGGGCTACAACGGTTATGGCCAACTGGGTTTGGGTGACACGACGCAGCGTAACCAGTTCGTACAGGTGCCGGTTCTGAATAATGTGGTTGCTGCCCGCCTTGGGCGTGAACGTTACACCGCCGCCTATGCCGTCCAGGCAGATGGCAAGTTCTACGCTTGGGGATATAACGGAGATGGACAACTGGGAGACGGCACCACGGCGCAGGCCAACATCCCGGTTCAACGTACCGGTGGCACGCTCGCGGGCAAGCCCATCGTCAATGTGTATTGCGGCCACACGGCCGCGTACGCGCTGGATAACACCGGCCGATTGCATGCATGGGGGACCAACACCACTTACGGCAACCTGGGGTGCGGTAACTTTGCCAACCAATTTACGCCTGTCCAAGTGGCCATCGGTGTTTCTGAGGTTTACACGAACAGCTACGACTATCCCATGGTGCTCATCCGTAAAACGGATGGCAGTTTGTGGGGGGCCGGGGCCGGCAACTATTCAGCCAATGGCAATGTGGCTGGCAACCATGCGGCAGACTTTGCACAAATTCCAATTGGCAACACCGTGGTCAAGGCCGCCATCGGGGGAACTGGTAGCTACAACTACTGCCTGGCCTTGCTACAAAACGGCACTGTGTATGCATGGGGCTACAACGGTAATGGTGCTTTGGCAGTGGGCGACAACACCAATCGCACGACACCTGCCCTAGTGCTGATTGCTTTGCGTACCGTGACCGACATTGCTGCTTATGGCACAAGCTCAGAGCAATGCTCGGCTTTTTTGCTCGACGATGGACAGCTTTGTGTGGCCGGTTATGGCGGTAGCTACGCCAATACAGACAACAACAGCAACTGGATCGGCACCCCGTATCCGGTGATCCTGTAATGCCCAATGCAGCTTTGTCCGAGGCCATCAAGGAGGCCTACGCCAGCGCGCCATCCAATCAGATCATTCTGCACACGCTGGAGCTACGTCACCCTGCCTTTGTGGACGAACTCGGCCAAACCACCGCCATTCGTGTGGTGCGTGACACCGCCAACCTGGATGCACGTCTGGAAGCCTCGGCGGCGCTCAACGGTGGCGAGATGGTGCGCTTTATCGCCATGGGTTTCGAGCTTGATCTGCCACCGGTGGACACCCTGCCGGTGCCGGAGATCACCGTCACCCTCGACAACGTTTCGCGTGAAATTGTCCGTCATCTTGATGCTGCCGCCGAATCGCAGGCGGTGATTGAGGTTACATACCGTCCGTACCTGTCGACCGATTTGGAAGGCCCGCAAATGGACCCGCCCATCCACCTGGTGCTCACTGAGGTTGAAGCTGACATCTTTCGCATCACCGGGCGGGCGCGAATGCTGGATGTCGGCAACAAATCATTTCCGGGCATCAGCTACACCGCCA